TAGCCAACTGACCTTCACAATCCAGGCCAGCGTAGCGGTCTTCAACATAATCGCCACCCATTGTGTGTAAATCGCTCCACACCCTCGAACATATTCCGTTGTTATTAAAACCGCACATTTTACAAGTCCAGTGACGGTTTCTGCGAATTAATGTATCCCTTTTAACTGTCGTAAAGAAGCTATGTAAAATAGCTATCGTTTTAGCTAAGTCATCTTGAGACAAAGCAATCGTAATTGGCCCACCAGAATTTGTATAATAAAAGGTTATTAAAAATTTCTTATACTTGGGATACAAAAAATATGCTGCCAAATGATAAAGTCTAGGCTGTATTTCTTTCATCAGCACTACTTCATCAATTGATTCTTGTGTGTAGAAACTTTTTCTCGCACCAGTTTTCCAGTCTACAATTTCTAATGTTTCTTTGTCGAGTTCGTGGGTAAAGTCTATAAAACCCCGTGATGCAAATTGGTGTGTCTTTCCGTCCTCATCGACACATTCCCATTCTTTTCCGGGCATTGCGAGCGCGAACCATCGTTCACTATCTATAACGTTAAGATTGTACGGATTGTAAAATTGATCCTCCAATACTGTTTCGAGTGCTATTCGACATTTTTTGAAATCCGCACATTCCTTAAATCCACCAGTTTCTTTATCGATACGTGTGGTAACTCTTCTTATGGCTATTTCGGGAGATGCTGCTGTGTGTTCGTCCCAAGCCCTATTGAGTAACCACATGGGATCGACATTAGTCTTGCCGCGTTTGCGCAATTTGACCATCCATTCTAGAGCCTGGTGTACAATACTGCCCTGGAGCGCTGCTTTGCCTGCTCGTGATTCTAGACCCAAGATATAGTGGAGGAAATAGGCGAAAGAACAATGGTTGTATAATCCGATTGAACTAGCGCTACATCTAACAATTTTCATCTGTTTCACTCTTAGTAATAACTTCGTTTCTCCTTATACCCGCTTGCCAATCGAAACTATCATCCAAGTCTGTTCGACCCACCTCTTCGTAATGCATAATACACATTACGTTGAATATGATAGCGGCACCATGATCCTCATCAGTGTCTCTTTTTATGAATTGATATACGTGTCTTAATAAACTAGCTATACAGCGAGATACAGGAATACCCTTTGTCCAATTATGTTCATCATATTTCTCAGCACCCCTAGTATACAACATCGCAAGTCGTTCTAGTGGACCTGGAGGTATTAAATCATAACGTGGCTTACCCTTCTGGGTATCTCTGACAGCACCTCCGTCAAAATCTTCGCGTATTCCAGAATCTTTTGTGTCAAATTGCTGCGACATTACTATCCTCCATTCCGTAACTATCCGAAAGCATTTCTGCCCTAGATGCCTGCTGCAAAATTGGTTCTATTTTTTCTGCGATATCGCTAGTTAGCATATCTCCCACATCCCCTACTGTAGTAGGCGTGACACAGAATACCCTGAAGTAATGTGTCAATTGTTTTTCCAATCTAATCATAGCTTCCCGGCCAGCGTCATCATTATCAAACGTACACACAACAGTTAATGCACCAGCGTTTTGCAACATCAGTCGTTGTTGGCGAGATATGTTCAAACCTAATACCGCTACGCTATTGCGAATACCTGCTGCCTCGTATGCCCAAACATCTCCCGGACCCTCGCACAAAATAACTGTACCGGTTTTACTAATAAAATGCTTAGCATACCATATATTGTAAAGACACAATTCTCCATGAAAATCTTTCGAGTGTTTCCATTTAGTATATATTCCACTATATCGAGAATCGGGACAAGTTGAACGTTCTGGGTGATGATGCATTTTGCAATGTGGACATTTGTCGTAGATACTTCTTCCAGACCATCCCATTATATATCTCCCTGTTACATCAAGGATGGGGAAAAATGCTCTTTTGTACATTGGCTTATTTTCTGTATTACAAAATGATATATGATACCTGGCAATAATTTCCGGTGAAATACCTCGATTTGGATAATACACTTGGTCTGGTTTGAGATGCGATACCATTGTCGCTAGTGGTATTCCGCAACCCTGCATAGCCACTTGTTTCTTTCGATGTTGTTTGACTATCTTAGCTATTTCTATATCCTGAGCCGTACTTGCGTCAACATGATATTGTTCTAAACCTAATACCTGTGCTACAAAATTGACCGCTTGTTGAAAATTCCATCTCTTTTCTGTCGTGCGAGTCATGGCGCCGCGTACCAAACCAAAAATACTTGTCGATGGGCCTGTTATTGGGTCGCGGTGACACCCCCTTGTCTTGCACTGCCAATGATTAGACCTGATAGCCCAGAACATCGCCCTTTGATTATCGCCACCATGTACGGGGCAGGCTGCTTGTAAATAATCATGTCGTTCGATATACTCAAGACCAAGAGCATCGAATATTTCCACCACACGCTCGCAAGCACGATCCTGGATAAATGAAATATCTTGGGTACTAAACTGCCTCATGTGAAGAATTCTCCAATGCCGATTGTGTTACCATCGAAAATGGTTGGCCTTCAGATAATTTACCAACATTAAGATTGCTAAGAACATTGATATACTCACCGCGCTCCATACCAGCACCAGACCGTGTATCTACCACTATTAGTTTTTTGGTGCCATTAGATGGTGGGTCTTCATTTAATTCTGTTTGTGTCTTAGGTTTAAGGATGGTGAAATTTGAACACAACCATGCAATTCTATCTGACCCAGAAACCACTTCAGACCCTTCTTTTTCAACACCATCTCTATTGAGTTGCACCGTAGCCAATACAGGTAACTTAAATTTTACTGCAAAATTGTGCAGTGCTGTAGTTAAAAAACCTAGCAATTGATATTCTTGTAGATTGTTTTTGAATCCGCCATCATCCATTAACTTGATATAATCATAAATTATTAAGCACGGCTTGGCTGCACCGCTATCAGTAAATCCTACGGTTTTAGATAACCATCTTCTGGCTATGGAGATAATTGAATGTGGTGCTAAACCAGCCACCGAAAAGTGATCTATTGGTAGTTGTTCAATATGTTTTTGACATCCCCATAAAGCTTCTGATTCATGTATATCGTACTTGAATTGGCCAGTCTCAACGTGATTTAGTTCAACGCCAGATACCAACGATGTAAGACGATAAAGTTGTAACTCACTAGTGAGTTCAGTATCTAGATATAATACTGGAATGTTATTTTCCGCCATGTTGCGAGCAATATTCATACAAAGGAAGCTGTTATGACTTATAATTCCATTTGTAATAAAGCTATGCCCGTCTGGGATATGAAAATCCGATGTCCATGTTTTATCTTCAGACAGGGTCATTATCCTATCAAACAGTAAGTGTTTATCTATTAATGTTTGAATAATTTTGTATTCTTCTAGATGGCTGTACTCATGCAATTGATTCAGTAATTTTTGGACAATATCTCTTCTGGCCATTCTTGTACCACGAATCCAGTTATTAACAACATCTCTCATATCGTTTCTGTGGCCTGGAAGAAAATATCCCCGATGATTTTTTATAGCTATTTTTAGTTTTTTAAGTGGTATATTCAGATTAGGAACAGTATCGTTTTTGGTAGATGACATTCTGTGACAAAACTGATCAAGGGCTTGTTTTTTTCTTTTAATACGAAAACCAATTAAATCCCTGAACATTCTGGCAGACTCCACATTGTGTATGGCAGTTTCCCAATATAGACGAGTTTCTGTGTGTCCTGGTGGAACAATGTGTCTCATTCTGGTCTTAGATAATATCCCCAAATTCAATAACATAGCTTTTGTTTGAATCGCTAATTTTTGAGAATTTGTTGTTACTGTTACACCGTGTTGCTCGACACAACCATCTGCATCAAAATAACCAGATAATGCTTGACAAACAACCTTTTCATTAGCCATACGAATATGTTTTGGGAATATTTTGTATTTGTTTTCATCGTAGAAACCAAATGAAGATATTTTTTTAGCAACATCTACTCTGTTACATCTCAAATGTCTATCATCTATTGTGCCAATATCTCCATTATATCTTTCTATAAAAGCTGTAAATTGCTCTCTACAAATTCCATCGAGAGAAGCTAAGTCAACAATTCTGTCGTTAATGCAACCATCGCCTACCAGGAGACCAAAAACATATGCGTCGTCCAAGTCTACAGCAATGTTTCCCCAACATCTGTCTCCACGTCGGCATACCGTATAATCTCCCGGAGATAAGTTTTCAGCATTTTTCCAAATTATTTCTCCGGTTGAATCTAAAACGCGAATGGGATGATTGGGTGTCATAGTTAATGAAGCACCATACTTGGTGTAAATTTTAATCACATCCTTATAGCCGTTAACCCATCCGTATTCTGGTTGAACAAGTTTACCATGCTCATTCAGTAATTGTTGCTTAATATGATGATATAATCCCCATTCACATTTTACATGAAACATTTCGTATGGCATTAATATACCATCACTGGTTAATATTGCAGTATTAAACGAATCAATGCATTTTCCGACCTTGGTTCTGGCGCCAACGACATTGACTGTAGCCGGTCTAAAACCACCACCCATTGCCATATCCCAGGCTGGAAAACC